TTATATCCCAGAATAAGAATCTTCAAATCATGATCACCCAGAGCATCAATATCCTCAGGATTAATAACCCCAGCAATTACATGGATGATAGCATTTGGAAATTCTTTGACGGCTTCAATGAATCCTTCCTGTGTGGGATCAACTAATGAAATCCCAATTCCTTTAATCAGTCCCATCTTCATAAGAAAACGCACAAACTGCCGACCGTAATCGCTCATAAAATGCTTCTGATTAATGGTGGCATTCACAAACACATTCTGTGCTTTCATGGTATACAGGAATTCCATCAAATCAGGTGGGGTAGGAAACTGAAGATTGATAGCAATCTCCGTATAAGGATGCATGGTATGCAAGAATCTCCAACTGGTCAAATCACCATGCTTACCAGTAGGAGAGCAACCTGCATAACAAAACTCACACCCATTATCACAGCATTGTGAGATTTGTACATCACACGATTCCGCAAACTGGAAGTGAAAATCATCATCTTCTGTTACATGAATCTTTGTTCCATCATCGTAAATGGTAGTAATTGTATTACCATTCTGATATTGTGCTAACTCTTTCATTTTTTATACTCCTTAACCACTGCCCAGTTTGCCTCGGCAAGAAACTTATTAATCCTATCATAATCAGGATTTGCGGGAAGACTTGTATGTTCTTTCCAATATTGTAACTTATTTTCTAAATCATCTACAATATCATAGAATTCTGCGACCGGATGATCTTCATCATCAAGATACTTACCATTCCTAATATCCATAAGAAAGTCATGCTCTTTCTCACGATAAGTAATAATCTCGCCTTTTTCAAGAATATCAAAACACATCAGATAAAGCCGAACCAGATGCATCATGTGCTTACCTAGCTTACCACGTTCAATTGCTTTACGATTCCTAGCCCCGATTTTTGCATACTCTTTAACAATCGCAAGCATCTCTGACCACATGGACTTATAATCACGAAGCGGATAGTGCTTCAAATTCACATCCATAAAAATCTCTGTGTCATAATCAGGATTTACTGCTTCATCAATATATAGCTTAATTGCGTCTTCTGGATGTTCAAAAAACTTTGCGGGGAATGTATATTTAGCATTTTCAATGCTGCGCAAAATAAACTCCTCACGCTTAGATTGCTCCATAGTTCTAGCAGCCCGATTCTCTAAACGTCTAAGCTGGCTTCCCGCATAACCTCCAAATGAATGGATGGCACGCTTAGAAAGAAACATATCTCTATTATCAATGAGCGCCTGACCGATATCTGTTACATAGAAATACTGCCAAGGCTCAAGGCCAAGAATCTCAATTGTATTAGGATTACAATTAGAAAGAAGGTTCACAATCTTTTCAAGAGAATAAATAGTTGTATCAGTTTCCTCGTTAACCACCTGCTCAAATCCTTTACGGGTCAAAATGTCCTGAGCATTATGAGTAGCTACACCACGAATATCAATATCACTGTCTTCATTGTTAGTACCATAGGCATAACTACCACCAAGTCCTAAAAGAACAATATTTCCCACAAGAGGCTCTTTGCCAAGAAAACTATAACGTTCATCAAAAGCCAACATATTACCAATATCATCTCTGGTTTTAATCATTTAATCACACCCTGTCTCCAATCCAACGTACTTATTAAAAATAAACTCAACACATGCTTCAGAGTCCCAAAGGTTCACTATACAATTATCATCACACCAACCGCTACTCAGTTGCTGATGATCAAAATAATCATAGGACTCTTCCCATTTACATTCATCTACTTTAACGCCACGACACAAAACGCCATTGTGTTCTGTTACATACTTGCCGAATGCTTCATTAAAATTATTGAAAACATATCCCTCATCTCTGATTTTTGCTTTATCAAAATCATAATAAGCATACAACCATGTAACGATATATTTTAATTTTGTTTTCTGATTAAAGAACTGTTCTTCATCCTTGCCAAAATACTGATCCAAAGTAATATGCACATAACCGTCTTCATGGATTTTCATGTGGCATTTCTCTAATCCTTTTTTATTGAAACAGAAACTATGCACACTACTGCTATTTGTTTCCCACACACTTAACCTAATCTGCTTTCTCATGACTTCACCTTCTTCTCATAAGACTTGCTAACAGAATACAAGACCTGAATCGCATCCTTATCTACAAGGCCAGCGTCCATCATAGTGCCAAAGATACAAGTCTCATCACCATCTACTACGACCACGATATCCTTACGAATCAAATACTCTTCAATAGTAATTCCATACTTCCTAAGAAACATCTGGAACAAGCCCATGGATTGATGATCGATACTACCAAATTTCGGCACTTCCAGATAAATCCCCATCTGCTTACGACCAGACTTACAAACTTCCTTATAACGCCCATACTCTTTGGTCTCATCGTAGACCAAATCCTCGTAAGGAACTTCCTCATAAGTCTCGTAATCCTGCTCAACATCATCTGTTACAGTATCACTGTAAACTCTAAAGAACTCAGATTCCATTGGCATTTCAACCTCATCCACACCAGCCAACTTTTTTAATATCGGCTCAAAGGTGTACATAAACTCATTGCCAGCCTTAATATAAGTCTTTAAGTTATAGCAGTTTCCAAGCATGGCAGCCATTGCATAAGACAACTTATCCCTAAATGACGTAAGCACCCTGAATTCTCTACCAAAATCGTTGTCCCAAGAATCCAATCGAAGAATGTTTCCACGCTCCTCGTTCCAATCTTCATCAAGATAGAACTCATCCCTGATCTCTGCCTGAGTCATTGTCTGACGCTTTTTCATAATTAATAGGCTATGCATGGACGAAGAGTTCGTCTCCCAAGCGCCATTTCTTACCTGAATCTTCATAACATATGTCTCCTTTTAATCAACCATTCATATTTCATCCATCTAACTACAATTACATCACGACAGAGATAAAAGCGTGGTCGGATAGACCACAATATCCTGTCAAGTTCTTTGTACAATCTGTTCATACAATCACCTCACATTTAATTATATTCTATCAAACCACGCTTATTTGTCAAGCTTTAATTATCACTTGCGTCAATCTTTTTATTACGTTTCTTAGTCTTCATCTCTTCCTTACGTGCCTCAGCGTATTCACGGTCAAGATCACGCTGAAGACGTCCAAACACCTTTGCGTAATGCCGATACTCGTTAGGGTCTCTGTGTTCCTTTTCAGCACGCTTTGCGCGCTCAGTCAGCCACGCCCTAGAATCCTTTTCATATGGATTCTTCTGATAAGTATATGTCTTACCCTCTTCACGGCGCTTTGCAAAATATGCAAGTTGCTTTTCGTGGCGTTCCTGCTTCTTTACCTTGTTAACTTCACGCTGTCCACTTGCTTTATAATTCTTGCACCATTCTTTATGCTTACCATGTTTATCCTTAGCCATTTGATCTAACCTCCTCAATTACTGGTGTCACTTCGGGCGCATAATTATAACTCTTGCGCTCAAATTTCATATTAATCACCTTCCTCTGTTGTAAGATTACGTGTGTCTACAATAGGAGTGGAACCACCCTGAATCTGAGGAACAGTACCATTCCACTTTTCAATTTTCTCTTTCTCAATAAGTTCTGGAGTCAACGAACCAGCAACTTTCTTGTTGGCCTCTGCCTCAGCTTCAGCAGCGATTCTCTTAGCTTCTGCATCACCCTCAGCTTTAATCTTTGCCTTTTCTGCATTAATCTTGGCTGTCTCTTTATCTTTCTCGGCATTAATAAGCGCAACTTCCTTTTCTTTTTCAGCATCTACGGAAGCTGTCTGCTTATTAATCTTGGCGACTTCCAAATCCTGCTGAGCCTGAATCTTCTTCTGAATTGCCTTATCTGTTTCCTCGTCTACATTGACATCAATCAGTGACGCACTCTCGATGATAATCCCATAAGGCTCAAATTTCTCTTTCAGATATTCAGTAAGAGCAATATTAACCGCACCACGCTGTTCACCGATGATCTCTGTCATATAATATCTGGGCGTGACTTCCTTAGTCCAAGACATTACATTTGGTCTAATAAATGTACGGAGTACTTCCTTACCAGAACGACCCTTGAACCTTGTAAAGATTTCAGCGACCCGTTCAGGATCATACCTGTAAGTAAATGTCTCATCAACCCTCAGACCTTTACCATCCTTCGAAGGAGCCTCAAAGCTATCATCGCCCTCAGAATCCCCATCGTCTCCAGCAGTAAGATAAGACTGCTCAATACCAATAGAATACAGTGTAATCTGTTTAGTAGGTGAAACAACATGCCATCCCTGAGACAAAACCTCGTCATCAATACCACCATTCATCTTATACACGACACCTACATAGCCCGCAGGAATCCTCTCTGTACATTTGAAACAACAAATAACCACAAGGGCAATTACAATAGCCGAAAAAACGCCACCAACAATACCTTTCATCTCTTTACTCCTTTTCATTCAAACTTCTCTTAATATCATTCCACATATCTAAAAGCACATCTCCAATGATTGGGAAGAAAATATTTAGTGCTCCCCAAAGAAAGATGGCAAATAGAATCACTAAAAATATAAATACAGGATTCATTCGTTATTCCCTTTATTCATTTTATTCCAATCTTCCAATAACTGCCCGTTTAAATCATATATATAAAAGAACCGATTCCAACTACCGAAATCAACTATCCACAATGGCTTACCCAATGGAGTCTTGTCACAAAGCCAACGCCTATAGCCATATTGGTCATAATTGTTATCGTCTAAATATCTATTACAAAGCGCAAATAATTCTTCTTGTGTATCCGCTTCACCATAATATTCCATTGTCTGGTCTCTGGTATTATATGCGTTACTTCCTATTAATAATATCACTTAATCCTCAGCCCCCTTGTCTGTACCAGATGAGCGACCCCATCCAGATTAATCCCAGCTTTTAAATCTTTCTTCATAAGTTCCTTATCAACCTTTGGCTCAACTGGTTTAAGATACCTCTCAGGGATTTTATCAATGTCCACTTCAACCGCCACACTTGGAGGATTGCTCTGTACATTGAAAGAGAAGAGTTCTGTCTTAAACTTTGTCTTACCAGTAGTCTCCATAGCGCCCTGAAGCGATTTCTTCATCCGATTAATCTTATTCTCAATAAACTTCTTCTTTTCCGTAAAACGCTTCGCCTCAGCACCACATGCCTCAGCATCATGTTCAAGCTGTCGAATTACTTTTGCGTAACCATCGGCTTTAATCTCAATCTCGCCCTCAATTCCTTCAAGAGTGTCCATAAAGACATCCTCTTCAATATCTGGGTCTTCAGCCATTTCCATGAGCATCAACCAATCGTTTGTCAGTTCATATAATGTACTCACGTATCATCACCCTCTTTCAATGTTGCTTCATCCGCAATCTTACGAATATATACTTCCTGTTCCAGAGCCTCAATCCTATCATGCAGCGACCACATTTCAGCGCCAAAAATAATATCAATTACAAACAGAATAATTACAGCAATCTTCATTTTATATCTCCTTATTTAATAATAATGTGTTTATCGGGATGCTCCATAATATATTGAATCTTGTCTTCCTGACGAATGCGCTTACAATCATAAATCGTCAGCCATGTAATTGTTTCTTTGAATTTACTCTTTGCTTTACGCCGATTTGGTGCCAGAACGTAGTAAACTGGTTTATTCTCATTGTTTGGTCGATAATCAGCTGTGATAGCGAAGAGGCATTGGTCTTCATATTTAGCCATTTAAATGTCCTCGTTAATAATGTTCATCTGACAAGATTTCATAGTCATTAATGCTGCTCTATGAAGTTCTGGAGTAGTACCAGCGCAACACGATGCATCAATAGTGATTTCAGCTTCAGGGAATGCTTGACGAATTGCGAATGCGTTAGAGACCACACAGATATCTGTACAAACACCTATGAATTCAAATTCAAGGTCTTCTCCCTTATAATCAAGAGGAACATACATATCCAAAAATGAATTCAAAAGATTAACCACCGTTCTCCAAACATTCCCCTCAATTGCGAAATTTTCTTTAACAATAGTATTATATCCTTCTTTTCCTTTAATCCATGGATGACGTCCAGTCGCATGAACAGTATCTAAAATATCATTCACGATATTCCACCCTCTATCACTTTGGCAATGTGGAATTGGTAAATAACGTCCTTCTCTTGTTTGCGAATACTCATCTTCGTCATGCATATCCATCGTAAAAATTAAACGGTCATAATCTTTAACCTTAATCTTCTCAACAACCTTTGGCACAATCACCTGTGCTTCTGGAGTACCAAGGATGCCAGTGATAAAATCGTTTTGCATATCAATTACCATTAGAATTTTCGTTTTGTTCATTTTTAATTATACCTCATTTAACTTGCATTTGCCCATTGCCATCCAAAACCACCGCATTTTCTCCTTATACCATCACATACCTTCCTAATATTTCTTTGTGCGGCTTCAGCACTTTGTCCGGTTTCTTCTGCTACATTGCGCCCAGCATCTGCTATAGAATTAAATGTGCAAATATAACTACCGTTTATATCATATTTATTAACAGGACGCAACATACCAGAATAGTCATCTTTTGATAACGTTGGTGGTTTTTTATCTTTAGTCCACAGAAAGCCACAAGCACTTTGAACTTCACCTCTTAAACATTGATATATACGATGTCTTGCGCCTGTATCATTAGTTTCTGTACCTAAATACAGTCTATGCACGGCTTCTCTAACATCATCATAAACTCCAATTAATTGTTTGGTATGTACATCCCAACAATACACAATTCCATCATATGGCATCATTTGTTTAATACTGGCCTTATACTTTTTTCGTATTATATTATTTATCCCTTTTATTTCTGATTCAGGGATATCATTTCCATGTGTATCTTTATGATACCGAAATATATATTTACTAGCTCTTAATTGCCGACCTTTAACTACTTTTAATATATTAGTTTTTTTAACGCCAGTTATATCTTGTGCTTCATTATATGTCATTGCCGTACCAAGGTATTTACCATTTAAATCAAAGTAATCTATTGGAGTTCTTTTAGCTAAATTATGTTTATTATTTCTTAATTTTTCTTTATGATCTTCTGATAGAGGAACACCAACATGTGAATAACCACCATCATCTCGATTATATCCATAAGAAGGATGTTGCCATCTGTTTAAATTAGTTTTATATTTTTTAATATAATAGCGTTCTCGTTTACAGGCTTGTTCAAAAGAAAGTTTTTCTTCCAAAATAATATGTTTAAAATTATCCCAACCATATTTTTTTATTGCCCTATAAAATACAGTTTGAGTATGATATCCCTCTCCATTTGCCCATCTAACTTCAGGCTTTAATGACGTTATACCAATATACCTCTTATCATTGGGGGCTACATGCATATAAACACAATACAACACATCCAAATAATTTTTCCATGTCTTTTTGGTATCTTCTAACATTATTCCCCCACAATCTCATTCCAAATCTCTACATACTCATCACCAAGTTGATGACAGAACTGGCTCAACAGATATTCTTCCTCAGTATATCTGCTTTCCCAACGCTTCAGATTCTCTAACCAGTTAGTCATAGAATCAGAAGCACGAACCCCTACCGTATAATTGTTAGCAGCGTGCTGAAAAGAATCACAGGCATACTTATAACAATGTTTAACACTAAGCAAATCATAGCACTTGCTTTTAATAAACGCTTTAAGTCTTTCTTCGTTAATCATTTAATTACCGTATGCCTTTCTTCTTTTTATAAAGCCGATTAAGTTCCTGCTCATACATTTTTCTCTCCATCGGAGATTTACTGTACTTAATACGTTTTTTTAAGTCAGATATCGAATATTCGATATCAGGTGGCTTGAGCGCTTCCTTAATGTCCTTGAGGTTTGCATTAGTGTCTTCCAGTGTCTGAATCAAGTTTTTCATTTCGGTTTCCATGTTGTTAATACCTCGTGTTTAATTATCAACTGTCAAAAACTATTATAGCGGGTTATGTAATAAAGTCAAGCATTTTTTAGCAAATAACAAATCCAACTGGATATCCTTTATCATATGAATTACCTGAATCCCCCAAAAATCGTCCAAATAACAATCTCATATGTTTACTATTACCATAATATTCGTCTGAGAGATACAGGCTTTCTCTATCCAAATCCCTAATATAATCGCATTTATTTAAAAATAATTCATCTAAATTATTAAAAGGGGTAATGGTTTCTTGTAAATCATATACCGATCCTACTTTACGAAAACAATATTTAAAATCCCCCTCAATACCATTACATAAACATAACCTATTTCTGGTATCACATGTTTCGCATATTTTATTAATCATCGTCTACCTCATCGTCCTCTTCATCGTCATCTTCAATGTATGCAGGATACTCAGTCCTGACAGCAGAAATACCATCATCGTTTTCATCCTTGGGTTTACGTGCTCTGAAAATAACGGATGTCGGATCGTCAGAAAAGATAAGCAAATCAAGGGCATTTACATCCTCAGCGGGTGGTTTACCAGTTCGAAAAGGCCAAAGAGCGCACCCTTCTGCTGTACATTTTCTGGACTCTGCCGCACTCAATGAGCATTGTCTACAACGTGCAATAGCGGCTAATCTCCATGTCAATTTTCTAAAAGGTTTCTTGTCATCTGCCATATTTACTTCTCCAATCTCCAATCTCCATAATCTTAGCAGCTACATTAAGTCTTAGTCCCGCAAAGGGTGGAAGAGTACTACCCGAACTGTTCTGTGCAAAAGTCATAGGATTTGCACGCCATCTTTTAATCATCTCTTCTTTACCCAACTCAATACGGTACTGTTTATTAAATAGCTTCTTAAAAAAATACTTAATCTTATTAATCAATCTCTTCCTATATACTTCTATTTTCATTTTTTCCACCATTTTTTATAATATTCCAATGTCAAAAACATTATCAATGTATCTATACTTACAAATTTCTTATTAAGTTTGTTCTCAATCCAAGGATGAAGCGGTTCAACCAAATCCTGCTTTTCAAAAAATCCAATAATTTCTTTCCCTAGCAACCATGCCAACATAATTTCCTGACATGTACCTACAGATGTTTTTGCTTTGTTTAAATTCACCACAAAATAATCGCAATTAATAATTCCACAAATATCATATTCATGAGCCAACTGCTGAACTTCATCACTTTCGTCCTCAGCATTAAAAACAGTTGGATCAAAGAATTGATAATGACCCATAAAATGTTTCTCTAGAACTTCTCGCCATTCTGTCTGTTCTTTTTGCGATAATCCTGTCATAGCACCAGACAAAAAAATAGTAGGGCAATTTGTTTCTACCTTATATTTTTGAACCAAATCTTCTAATCTATCATTCCTCATTCGCTTCCTCTTTCTCAAGATATATTACAAGACCAACCAACACCCCAACAAATGTTACAAATCCCCCACACAAGAATCCAATCATAAAACTCATACTGTCTTCTCCTTTGTTACTGCAATTTCTTCAGTCTCTGCGTTTTCTACATCCCTTAAATAATTATCTATTGCTGATACCATTTGCTTAGCAGTTAAATCCCCCTCAATAAGATGTCCTTTTAGAAAATATAAAATAGATTCTACATGCCACTGAGGAATATAAATATTTGGTTTCTTATTCTGACTCTCCATTTAGTTTATCTCCAATCTCTGCAACAATTTCATATGTACTGCCCACTAAACGCATAACCACATTTAATGCCTGAATTATCTTATACTCAGAAAGATTCCACGGATTAGCCATTGCTTTCTGAATCTGATCATACGCATAATCCATATCACGTTCGTACCGCTCTTTATATGTCATTCTGTAACCCCCTCAAGATTTTTGTTCCACCAATCAATTACTTTCTTAATTGAACGGAATTTGTGTGCATCCAGAGCATGATAACTATCCGTAGATGGATCATATTCACCTACTTCAACCTCATACCATGCGTCATCCTTACACACATTAAAATAGAAGAGAAGAGTAGCCTCTTTATTACCCTCAAAATGTTTAGAATACAGCGTGATATCCTGAATTCCATTCTTAATATCCTCAATAGTTAACATAGGCCATTCCTTTCTGCTTCCGCTTCAGCACGCATGTCACATGCAATTTTAATTGCCTGTTCTGGAGTATCAGCATAAATAATGAAGAAGCCGGGGTACTCCATTACATTTTCATAATAATAATCATAGAATCCATCATAATCATATTCGCAGACAGGGGCATTTTTCACATTAAAATCTACAGTGTATCGCAACTTCTGTGTCTGAAATTGATCTGTATCATATGGCGTATAAGTCGCGCTGTTTTTAAAAATTAATCGTCCCCCTTCAATTGCCTTGCAAATTTCTTTTGCTTTATCTTCACTATCCGTCACGCCAACCACATGACGATCACTGTATTGCCCCGTTTCTATTACATATACTAACATTTTAATTATCTCCTGTCAATTAAAGATTTCCAACATTTTTCACATAAAATAAAGGAGAATTTGTAGGTTGTCTTATCATTAATAATGTCTGTCTTTATAGCAGCACCGTTTGCTTTACCACACGAATCACATGTTGCAAATTTAGTAAGATAAAACTTTGAAGACATTTTAAACATAGCTGCCCCCTGATCAATTAAAGAAGTCCAGTGATGTTGTTGCGTTATTTGTATGTTCAAAAATAACGGTAACGCCATCTTCCCAATCTCGACTTGGACGGATTACTGTTCTAGATGGAATAAATCCTTCAATAATAATAACATCCTTCTCATTAATAATAGCGGTATGCATAGCGCTCTTAATAATTAAACGATCAATCTTATCATCATAATAAATATCCTTAGAATGTTCATTAATTAAATTATGAGGGTTTAGTGTCTTACCCCAAACATCCAGTTCTTCTTTTGGAGTTACATGTTCTATATGCACACACTCGTATTTTTTTATCAGTGCCTCAAGTTGATCTGAAATTATCATATATCATCCCCCTTGTTCGTTCGACTAAATTTAATATTATTAAGTGTCAATTTGTGCGTTCGGCTCATTCCTCATTTTCTCAAAGATAGCGGCGATTTCAGGAAAATGGCGACCTGTCCTCACGCAGCTATTCTTCTTGGCACTTGTGGATATCCCGTTTTCCGTTACGAATCCGTAACAGTAAACGTCTTCTTCATTGTCGCCATAGCCAAAACCTGTCACGATAAACGGTTTCTTTTCAAACGCATTGACTTCATTCCCAATCTTGATTTCCTCTTGCTTGTCCTCATACTCTTTGATTTTGGCAACAACGTCAGTGGCGGTATAATACATATAGCAGTCCATTCTTGTTTCTTTGTAAAAAATCTTATGTAATGTACTTATGTCGATTTCCCACAGCTTCCTCGCCGCCTCCCAAGCATCGGACAAGCCCTTCTGATAGAATTCTTCTTCTTTCTCATGCACAATATCTTTCCAACTTTCGTCTCCTACGAAATATCCATCGTGATACCCCTTGTCATATGCTTCTTTCTTCACACGCTCAAGATTGGGTTCAGTATAGGGCATCAGCATATTCAATCCATTCCAATCGAATACAAGACTGTTAAACCCTTTTACCCTAAAAAGTTTTTCAGATGTGAAACCGTCTTCGCTCAACAGCTCAAACGGTTTGTCTTCCACCTCTATAATATATTTTGTTCCCATATCACACCTCAATGTACCACTACACAATCAATAATGTTCAAATTATAAAATGCAATCCATGCTTCATTCTTCTTTACGACAAAAAGCCCATCATTTACTTCATAATCATCCCAATATTTCTGAGGAATGACGTCAGACTTACCATCATAAAAATAAATCTTAATTTTCTGCTTCTTCTTTTTTGCCATATGTTACCCCCCTATTATTTAATACTAAATTAATAATTGCCAATACAATAACACCTGTATGCATTAGAATTCCTGCCAAATTATCTTTTTCTCTAAAATTTAAACACCACAGATTAAGCACAATTATAATAAACATGACTAAATCCCAGCTTTTAGTACTCATATATTTCTCTCCTTATTTTTCACTATGTGCTAATGCACCCGCAGCCACAATTGCAAGAGCCAGAACTTGTGTATTCTGAGACGGGAATTTAGTAGAATGACAGAACATAATCAACATAATAACCGAAAATAGCCACATAGCTATTATTGCTTTAAGAAATTCCATGTTTTACCTCTTATTTCTCTTTGTGAATCATCAGTGTTCCATCCACATTATATCGTGGACAGACGCCCACACCATGAGACACACGTACTACCACATATTCAACGTTGGTTGCTTCATCGACAAAAACTATGATATCATCATTCCTGCTCCATCCATATTCAGCATCTTTCCATCCGCAGAGAGATAGAACAAGTAAGATAGATGCAATGATTGTTATAATAGTTTTCTTCATGCTCTTGCTCCTTATCTATTGTTCATTCTTTTAATATTAATATTTACCACATGCGGATCGGGACATTCATGTGGTCTTACTTCTCCATAAAACCCCTGTATTGAAGTAATATAATATTCTTCTCCATTTTCATTTGTAACCGTTATTACCGCATCTTGATAAAGGGTTTCCATATCTTTTAATTGCTTAATCAACTTTTTTAATGTCATATTTCTCACTCCTCCCTCTCACTATACTTATCCATCGGTTTCCTCTTCATACTTGTCACACTCTATGTAAAATCGCCAGCTCCCGTTTTTGCATGAAACAAGGTGATTACCACCCATATCAAGTCCCCACGTTTTGAGGTTTTGGCAGGACTTACACTGCTCTGGAAGGTCATTATATCTCATGCTTATCACTCCTCTCCATCATGTGATCGCCAAACACACTGCAACTACAAAGCACGCAAGTGCCCAGACACAAGTTTTCGGACGGACTTCTGACACAGCGTCCCACATCAACGCACCAGCTACAAATCCAATTATTGTATGGGCGTGTGATGCTATAAAAACAGTAATATCCATGCTTCTAACTCCTTACATGCAAAACACCGCAAAGGTAATGCCATATATTACAGACCCTATAAACCACGCAAATATGCCCCAGTCATTTTTATCAAAATCAGTTATTACACCACCACAACATGCTGTTACAAATGCAAAAGAGAGTGCTGATGTAATAAATAATCCAATTGCGGTAAAAATATTATTACTCAATCCTATTTACTCCTTCCTTTCGCCGTAACTGCAAAATCCGTCCAACTGTGCTGTAATCATACCGTCATCATGTGAACAAGCGTGAGGCGACATAAAATGCTTGCAGTCCCGGCATCTGACCACCTCCACAATATCTCCCCTGTTTTTATAATCCTTAAGTTCTTTAAGCCATTTTGCAAGTTGAACATGCTCTTCTCCACACTGAACACACTTTGCATTGTTTTCATTTTTAAGGTTTCGAATAGCCACTTCCTCACAATGAATAATCGCTTCGTCTATCGTCATATCCTATGCCTCCTTATATCCGAATTACATCTTTCAATGAAATCCATCCTGCTCACTCCTCTCCATGCTACTCAAAAAGCATCCACCCGTGTCGGGGTAAAACAGTCCGCCGTATTGCGTGCCATCTTCCTCTATGAGGATTCTGCCAACTCTTGTCATTCCTTTCGGTACTGTGACTGTCAGTGTACCGTCAGGCTCGATGGAATACGGAACAACATCTGCGGCAGGTGTTTTTAAGAGCAGAGATACTTCTTCACACCAGTCATCGCCCTCTTGTATTGTTGAACATGACTCTGGTTTGTCTACTGCGCAACTGGAGCAAATCATTTTAATCGCCGCCTGTTTCTCGATATACTCAGCCATCGGTTTCCTCCTTTACAGGAATTTCTGATATAGCATCCCATAAATCGCTGTAATCGTTATACCCAATGCCATCTCTATTTCTGATTTCATCCAATATTTGCAAAGCGTATTCTTTTTCGCTCATATTACCCTCTTTTTTCTTCGTTAAACATCTCTTTACCATTTTCGCAGTAAAAGCATTACAATAAATATCATGCCCATCTTGTTGAATAGCAATATTCAGTTCTTCAATAAAATCAGATAATGTCATCCTTCTTTACCTCTTTTTTGATTATTTATCAGTTCAAACATTGCATAAAAACCTTCGCACATCTTGTCAAAAAGAATTTTATCTTTCTCTGGTAAATTTTCAACTTTATCACTCACTTCTTTTATTGGGCACCACTTAGGTCTTGAATCTAAAGATACTTCAAAAGCAGTAATATCAAGTATTTCTTTTTCTTTAGGCATAGGCATTCCGCAGATAAACAAATCATTATTTATCTGTTTCCTACTGGCGCATAAACCGCAATTAACTGGGACTTCAAATTTCATATGCGCTCTCCTTCCTTTCGCCGTAACTGCAAAAATCATTTTTACCCCATGCATGCCCAAAACCTTGTCCGTCTTTGGCATAGCAATAACCGTAATTACCATCATTATCCTGCCAATATTCACACTCTCCACATCTGACCACAGGAGCCACAGCTGCGGCGGGAATGTCATGCAGTCCTTTATAAACATCTTTTGCTTTATACAAGC